AAATAACTCCGGCAAACTCAAATACTTTCATCTTTATTTTCCTCCTTTTTCTGAAAGTTCATTTTATAAAAAGATTTCATTCCTGCACTTACACCAACTTCAATTATTATTGTAAGCCAGAAGCTCAGGAAAATAAATCCTAAAATTAATAATACGATTTTCATTTTCTTAATCCTTTAATTTTTCAATATCATCTTTAGATATACCCATTGATACAAGAAGCAATGTACAATAGCCGATTACATCACAAACATCATTCACTCTTGGAAGCTCTTCCATGTTGTTCTTAATTCTACCGATTTTATCATTTAAGCGAATGAGAATTGAGTTTGTTGCATTTCCTTTGTAGAAGATTGGTTCAGGGTTGAGAGCTGAATCACCATACTTTTCATTTTTGTAGAGGAGCAAATCCTTCATGCTTTCACAAACTTCAATAATTTTTAATTGAGAGTTTGTCAGGTCGCTTTCATTTTTTGACATTCTTTTCTCCTTAATTTTATTATAAGATTTTTATTTCCAAAAGGTAGAGGCTTTGACCTATTTCCTTACAGGCCTCCGCCTTTTTTCTTTTTGGTTGACCCTTTTATTTCTCTTTTTCTTACTTACTTTCCTATACTTCTCATACAGTAAATATAAAGCAATAAACACTAAATCTGTAATAATTATATATACTAATTCCATATAGTTTTTATTCCTCTATTTTTTTGATTTTTCTTATATTTTTTGGTTTGACAGTAGTATTTATTTTTAGGATATTGTTGTAGATTATTTTCATTTTTTTCTGAGCTTCTTCTGGAAGGATTGGAGAAGTATTTATGTCCTGACCGGTTACAAATTTATATAAAGCCTGAAGTGCCAAATCTCTATTTGGGAGTTCATATTCAAAGCCATATTTTGTCATTTTTATATTATCGATACAGCATCTCCATTCTTTATCTATTTTCTTTACTGGTAAGAAATTATTATTTTCATCAACAAATGTAGATATATTATATGTTGCTCTTCTGTAGTATATATTTAGAAGCTCAAGTTCAAGCCTATCCTTATATGGTTGAATTACTGTGTCTATGTAGATTCTTATGGCCTCAACTATTTCTTTTCTCTGGAGAAGGCTGTATGCAATGGCTCTGTATTTTGCTTGAGTTCTTTCTACATATCCTGCTTTTTCTACTGCATCCACAGCGTCAAAATTATTAGAGCAATAGACTGCTAGAAACTTAAATTCCCTGGGTGAGATTTCTAAATGTTTGAGATTTTCTGGAAGTAATTTTCTGGCCTCAGTTATCGTTAATTCATTCTTTGAAATGTATTCTGTTGGTACTTCTTCCAGAGCTTGGTTTTTGTTTACAAGTGGTGAATTCTTCGCTTTTTTATTCATATTTTCCATCCAAAATATAAATTTTTATATAATTCTAATACATTTTCCTTTAATTTACTATCAATTTTTACTGATTTTTAGTGTAGAATAATGTGTTTTTATTCAATAATCTAATTATATCAACGATATTGTTTAAATCGCACCAACGTCTGTTTTCGGTCGCATATTAGTTATTCTTCATAAGGTTCAAACTTTTCATTATTCTCACATTCAAAACTTCCAAAAGGAGATTCTCTTTTTGCGATACAAGTTCCATCAATATCACAATTTATACAAAACTGACATTTTTCTTCAGGTGTTAATTTTTCTTCAGAATTAACTTTTTCATAATCATCTAAATTAAAACTCATTTATTTATCTCCTTTAGGATTTTGAGAATCTCATTTTTAGGAAGGTCTAAAATACTAGATTTAATTATTCCCGAGCAATAAGCCTTACAAACATTCCATAAGCTCTTGTTTTCATCAGGTTCAAATCTCTTATTTATTTTATTGAGTTTGTCCAACAACCCTCTTTCTTCGAGAGTGAGTTCGTTCATCCGCATTTTCATAATTCATCTTCCATTGTCATCTTAAAATCAAAGCCAGTTTTATTTTCAAGCTCAAGTTTCTTTTCCTTACTCTGGACTACTTCTCCACATTTTCCTGCTACACATCTACACCAATTATTGTGAATCTTACACCACTTCCAATAGTGCATAACTGGAATTTCCAAATCCTCACATAATTCTGAGAGCTGCTTACATTTTGCTGTTTTCACTTCTCTCACTCTGCCTTCATATTTTCCGCAAAGCTTACATTTATTTTTCTTCATACTCATACCCATATTGCAAAATAAAAATATCTTGCTTCATTATTCTGATTTCTTTCTCAAGCTCTTCAATCTTTTTATCTTTTACAATTCTTTCACAATTAAACTCATATTTCAAATTTTCAACATCAATATTAAATTTAATTGTGGAACCAATTAAACCAATCAATATTAAAAATATTGATAAAATATAAACAGAGTTTCTCATCTATTCAATCTCCTTTAGTTCTGGGAGTACAATTTCTTTCCAACATCTGATAAGAATAAATGGTATATGTTCACCATTTACCACATTCCTCAACCATTTATCCGCTTTACTTGTCAAATCCCAATAACAGATTCTATGATTTCCATTTTTTAAAATAACATAGAAGTTATTTTTACTTTCAGTAGGTTCATCATAGTGCCATTCGTTAGCCTTGTTGTAGCCGAACTCTGCACCGTCTTGCCAAACCTCACTTACATTGTCATACAATGACGGAGAATATTCATTATTCCACCATTCTTCTGCTTCTTTCTCAAACATAGTTACTCCTTAATTGTTTTTGCCAAAACATATATCATTGGTCTGTCTACTTTAATTTCACATTCTACATTTGAGACTGTAACCCAACCATCTTTGTCTTGATAAGGACTATGGTAATTCAAGTAATGACTTTCAGCATTGTAATAAAAGCAACCTGTTGTTAATTGTTCTTTCTTGTCTATCTGAATAAAAACATTAAAAAAACATTCTTTCCCTCACTTGTTCTTTTGTGAACTACTTATTCCGCTACCTTTACAAACAGGACATTGAGTAAGACCTTTCTTACCTTCGCTTATTATTACAAGTCCTCTGCCTTTACAGTTCTTACATTTCTTTTCTTTGATGTTTTTCATTTTGTTTCTCCTAAATTAAGTTTCCAAGTTTCATAAGCATTAAATCTGAAAAATCCTCTGCCACACTTGAAACAGATTTTATCTTTGTCTTGATAACCATAAAGTGAGATAAATCCGCAATACTCACACTTTACAGTTCCCTTGTAACTTACGTATGTCATTTCTCCACCTCACTTACTTTTAAGAATTGTTTTATTTCATCAACAACAGAATCATCAATGCTCCAAGTATTTTTCATAACCTTTTCAAGAAGTTCCTTTGTTTTGGTGAGTTGTTCTTCAAATATTCTATTTTCTCTCATAGCACATATAACAAAACTTCCTCTATTATGAGCAATGTTGCACATTGTTTCGTATTTCTTTTTCAGTTCTGCATTTTCCTTTTCAAGTTCTCTGTACCTGTCAGTCAGTTCTCCGTTCTGTTTCTGCAAGGCTCGTATCTGCTCTGCGTCTATCTGTATCTGCTTTTCATATTTCTTTTTAAGATTTATTGTCTTTACAAGATAATCGTAAGAATGTTGCTTTAACCCAAACTTTACACCGTCTTTGAATATAGTTTTGCTCCCAACATCTAAACTTGGTACTCCATATTCTTCATCGAAAAATGTATGTTCTTTGATATATTCTTCTGCTTCTTTCTCAAACATAATTTATTTTCAACCTCTTATGAACATTGCAACAACAAAACAAAGAAAACCTACTACGATACAACCTAAAGTATAAATTTCCTTTTCATTTTCTTTGAACCAACCAACCTTTCTATAAACATTTCCTTTCTGAATAATTTTCATTTTCCCACCTCACTATTATTATAAGATTATAAAATACAAACTATGACGTTCTCGCCAGTTTCTATGTTTTCATATCTTTTTAAGAACTTTTGAAAATTAGCTCTTAATTCAAAATTTTTATCTGTCAATTTCTTATCAATATTTTTTAATTCTTTGAAAGTTTTAACAATTTCAAAAGTTCCTTCCCATTGTAAAATTCTTGAATTGATAACATACCTTACATTACAAGAATCACAACAAATTCCTTTTCTAACTGGTTCTGCATTATTACCTCTTTCTGTGAAAGTATGTCCACAAATACAACATTTCTTTTCCATTTTATTACCTCTTAATCTCTTCATAATAATCAAGTGCAGGCAAAGCACCTCTACCAATACCAGCTCTATTAAATGCATCAACAGCGTCATAGCCTTCAATTATTTCTGTCCTTCCATCTAACCAATAAAGTTTGAATTTTTTCATAATTTACCCCTTGTAGGTTTTTAATGAGAACCTACAAACTCAATTTCTTAATGAGTAAGATTGTAACATGAAATTGCATTTCTCATGTCTGCAAAATCCTTACCGCTTGCATAAACCAGTTCTCCGCTTCCCTGAACTATTTCATAGAATCTGCGGGCCTTCTGATATTTCTTTTCATAAATCTGATATGACTTCTCATCAGATTCCTGCTCAGCTTTCCACATTCTGTTTTTAGCCATGTCATAGTAATATGAAAAAATATGTGCAATCTTTTCTCTTTTTCCAACAACATACATCTTAACCTTATTCATAGTTTACTCCTTGCCGATTTTTACGGAATCGGCAAACCGTATTTTTTTAGGCGTTACACCATTCATTATAAGATTCTTCACTCATTCCCTGTTCTTCAATATAAAAATTCTTTTCAGATTTATATCCATGTTCTTTAAGCCAATCACAAATTTCGCCATAAGAAGCATAACCATTGAATGCAATTCTATCGAGTGTATCTGAAAAAATATAAGAAGTTGTATCAATATTAAAATCTTTATTTACAATTCGTACTTTATAAACATCAAATTTTACTGCCAGACGTCCGTTAGAAACTTCCTTCCATTTCATAAATCTACCTTCATTTTCGAAAGTAGCTCCCAATGCCTTCCAAGTATTAAATACATCCTGTGTTTTAAGATTTCTTTCTGATTTCTTAATAAGTTCCATAGTTTACTCCTTATAGGTTTTCTCAACCTACATTTATCATTATAAACTATGTTTTAATTAGTGTAAAGTATTTTTTATAAAAAATTTTTAATTTATTTGCAATTCTTTTTTTATTATAGCAATCTGCTCTTTAGAACAATCACCCATATCATTTACATTAAAATCTTCATAAAAATTTACAACTTCAACTTCAACTCCAATTGCTGACAACTGAAGTCCAAATTTCCTAGCTTTCTCTTGTGCTTCTGGTTCGTTATCAAATAAAATGAAAATCTTTCTGAATCTGTTTGAAAGGAGATTTATTTGTCCTTCAGTAAGCTCTGTTCCCATACTACAGATTGCATTCCCATCAAATCTAAGAACATCAAAAGCTCCTTCCGTTAATACTACTGTATCAGATTTACAGTTGTCAATATTGAAGAAAAGTTCCTTAATATTTTTTACGGACTTCTCAATGCTTAAATTCTTATAACGAGGGATTCCTAATTCTTTTAATTTCTTTTTTGACAAGATACTTCTTCCAGTCCATGACATCAATTTTCCTTGATAATAAACTGGAATAATAATTCTAAACTTCCAAGGACCATCTATTCCGCCGCCCACAATATTATATTTTTTATGAAGATATTTAGGGTCAAAATCTCTGGACTTCAAATATTTTCTCTCAGCTTTTGAGAAAGTATCTGTCGGAAGCTCTAAATATTTTGCCTTTGATTTTCTTCTTTCAACTATTTTTGAACCACCGTTATATTGGTCCAAAATCTCCGGAATAGAACTCATTGGAACTGAGAGAACATCTGACAATATTTTTTGAATTGGATAACTATGAACGGATTTCCAACAGTGATAGTAATTTCCACCACAATTGAATCCTAAGTTATAATGTCCTTTTTCTTCATCACAATAGGGACAATCTACATTTGCCCATGTCCCATTTTTATCCGGGAGCATGGGTATATCATAATCTTGAAATAATTTTATGAAATTCATAACGACTTAAAATATTTTATAGTTTCTTTCAAACCAGTTTCCAAACTAATGTTTGGTTCCCAATTCAACTTTTCTTCAGCTAATGAAATATCAGGTTTTCGCTGTTTAGGGTCATCACTCGGAAGCTCTTTGAAAATTAATTTTGACTTACTACCTGTCAATTTAATAACTTTTTCAGCCAATTCGAGAATAGTAAATTCCCCAGGGTTACCAATATTTACTGGACCAATGAAACTGTCATCGGTTTCCATAGCAGCTAAAAATCCGTTGATTAAATCATCTACATATTGAAAACTTCTTGTTTGAGAACCGTCTCCATAAATCGTAATGTCATCTCCTTTCAAAGCTTGGATTATGAAATTACTTACAACTCGACCATCTTCAGGATTCATTCCTGGACCATAAGTGTTGAAGATTCTTACAACTTTTATCTTTGTTCCAAACTCTCTGTTATAATCAAAACAAAGAGTTTCTGCTCCACGTTTTCCTTCGTCATAACAAGAACGGATTCCATCGGGGTTTACATTCCCCCAATAATTTTCTTTCTGTGGGTGAACTAATGCGTCACCATAAACTTCGCTTGTTGATGCCTGAAGAATCTTACAATCATTTTCGGTTGCTAATTCCAAAGCATTTTTCATACCCAAAATATTTGTCATAAAAGTAAATATTTTGTCCTTCTGATAATGTATTGGAGAAGCCGGGCAAGCCAAGTTGTAGATTTCATCTATTTTTGGTAAATCAAATAATGGACCAAATGGACCAAATCTAACGTCAGCATTAATAAAATCAAATTCTTCATACTTGAAAAGCCTTCTGATATTTTTTATATTAGAAGTATAGAAATTATCGATACAAATTACAGCGTTTCCTTTTTGAAGTTGTCTTTCACAAAGATTTGAACCGATGAATCCTGCACCGCCTAAAATCAAACAAGTTTTCATTATAGTAATCCTCTTCCAATACAATGATATTCAATTCCAAGTTTCTTCATATTTTCTGGTTCAAAGATATTTCTACCATCAAATATAACTTTAGATTTGAAATCCAATTTTTCAAAATCTACATTTTTGAACTGTCTCCATTCAGTCATTATTACAAGTGCATCTGAACCCTTGACAGCTTCTTCCATTCCACAAAATTCAATCTTTTTCAATTCTTCTTCTGTAAAATATTTTTTGAAATTCTCTTCAGCTTTAGGGTCATAACATTTTACTTTTGCTCCAAAGTCAATCAGACTTTTTACAAGATATAATGATGGAGATTCTCTGACATCATCTGTCTCTGCTTTGAAAGCTAATCCCCAAATTGCAAACTGCATACCACTAAAAGTAAAATATTCAAATCTTTTCTTTAATCTTTCAAACATAAGATTTTTCTGCTCGAAGTTTACTTTCTCAACTGAAGAAGCAATCTGCATTTCAATTCCATTTCTTTTTCCAACCTGAATCAATTCTTTTACATCTTTTGGAAAACAAGAACCACCATAGCCGCATGAAGCATAGAGAAAACTCATTCCAATTCTTGAATCAAGTCCGATTCCTTCTCGAACCGCTTTTACATCTCCACCAATTTTATCACACAATTTTGCAATTTCATTAATGAAGCTGATTCTTGTTGCCAACATAGCATTTGCGGCATACTTTATCATTTCTGCAGAAATAATGTCTGTATAAACAATTTTATGTCCGTTTGTAACAAATGGCGAATAAAGTTCTGTCATTCTATTCTTTGCCCATTCTACACTTGAGCCAATAACGATTCTGTCTGGTCTCATAAAATCATTTATCGCCTGACCTTCTTTCAAGAACTCTGGATTTGACACTACTGAAAAACTATATTCGGTATTAGCTTTCACAATTTTTTCTACTTCAAAACCTGTTCCAATTGGTACTGTAGATTTATCCACAATGACCATAGGTCTATCCATATTTTTTGCAATACTTTTAGCAGCTGAAAGTACATAAGAAACATCTGCAGAACCATCTTCAAGCGGCGGAGTTCCTACGGCAATAAAACAAATATCTGAACCCGGAATTGAATCTTCAAAAGAATTTGAAAAAGTCAATCTTTTTTCATTCATATTCTTTTTTATCATTTCTTCCAAGCCAGGCTCATAAATGACAGATTCCCCGTTGTTCAATCTCTCAATCTTTTTAGAATCTATGTCAATACAAGTTACATTGTTTCCCATTTCAGCAAAACAAGTTCCAGTAACTAGACCAACGTATCCTGTTCCAACAATTGCGACTTTCATATTTTCTCCTTATTTCTTGTATTTTGAACTAATTACCTGAGCAGTTCCATATTTGAAATTTATCTTATGATGAATCCTGAATTTGCTCATTCTGAAAGAACCTGTGAATGTAGAAATCTTTATGAATGACGGACACTGAAGAATGCTGTACCATGATTTCTGATAAGTTCCATTTTCCTTATACATCTGAGCAGAGCCGCCAGTTGTTTGAGTAGGCTCCTGATTCAGCTGTACAAATGGGAAAGTAATAATAATGTGACCAAGTTGATTGTATCTTGTATATGTATTAACGTCATCATTCATGTGTCCCTTGAAAGTTACAAATCTGTCAATAGAATGGAAGAAAGCATTCATTCCTTTTCTCTTTGTAAGACCTTCATGAACCACGGCTAAGTCCGCGCCCTGTGCCCAGCATAAAGAAGTTATCTGCGGGTGAGCTTTGAAATATTCCAAATATTCATAAATCGCAGAAGTAATATTCAAACACTGAGTTGATTTTTCTCCAGGAAATCTATACCTGAATGAATCATAATCATCATCCAAAGTGAGCCAATAATTGATTCCGTTTTCTTTAGCTAAATCAAAACAAGCGTTTCTCGCATAAGTATCAATTGCGGTAATTTCCCAATTTGAGAAAAAATCAATCCTTTTTGCGACTTTCTTCTTACTGAAAATCAAAATATGGTCTTTTCCATATTTCTTCTCATACTCTGGGATAGATTCATCCAAATCATCAAGAATGAAGAAATATTTTCCTTCGTAATTACATTTCTTGAGAGTTTTTATTGTAGGATTTTCAGGTCTTTTATGAGACAAGATGAAAATCGCAAAATCATTTGGTAAGGTTCTCTGCTTCATACTTCAATTCCTTAAGAGTTTCTGTCAATTCAACGTAGCCATTTTCCATAGCATCATCGAAATCAATAATTACCAAGCCTGATTTTTCCATAAGCTCCTGGACATCTTTTTCTGCCTGAGAATAGAATTCAGCAAGAAGCTGGTAATTGAAAACGATATGACGAGTTGCTGCCAATAGTAACATCTTTTTGATGTCCTTTGGTAATTCTTTCTCCTGAATTTCTTTCTTCAATTCTTCATACTTTTTAATGTTGTAACAACTTTCTGCTGATACTTTCTCTCGCATAGTTGGTACATACTGAATGTGCTTCATACTTTTGGAATAGATTCCAGAATCACATTCCTGAGCAAATAACGGATTCAAATCTGCTTTCATTTTATTTCTCCATAAAATTGTTTATATTTTATTATAAGATTTACAGCTGTAAAAATCAAATGTTTTTAATATTGAACTTTTTGAAAATCTTTCTTATGTCGCCTTCCATTTTCTGTCTTTTAATCTTATCAAGATACATGGGTTTAACAAGCTTGTAATTGATTTCCAATTTCTTGTATAAATCGCTGTTTTTATCTTTCAGCTGATTAACAGTTTCTTTTGTCTTACCTGTATAATTTTTATATCCAAGCAAAACATTTATACAATCTTCAAAAGTTACATTATTGCTGTGAAATCTTTCATCAAGACAAAGTTCTTTGAGAATCTTTGTAGGAAATCTTTCAATTCCAATTGGAATACAATCTCCTGAATCTCCTTTAATTACTTTCCAAAGCAATGGGAGATAATCTAAATCCAATTCATATTTATGTCTGATATGTTCTCTGACATCTACAATTTCGCCCAGGGTCAAATCCTTTTCAAAAGATACACAAAGATTGAAGCTTCCAATGTTCTGAAGAATATCATTGTCACGGAAATAAAAATCCCAATCTTTATCAGCTTTCAAAATCAAAGTTCCAATAATGTCGTCAGCTTCATAGCCATCTTCCTTTACATAATAGACATTTTCAAAAGAAGTACAAAGGGTTATGACTGCATCGTCATCCTGATGAATTTTATAATCTCTGAATTCATCGACAACTTCTTTCTTTCTGTTTGATTTGTAAGTTGACAATATTTCTTTTCTTATCGTTGGATTTGAATCTACAGCAAGAATGACTTTTTTATATTTGCTGCTTAAATCCTTAACAAAAGTATAGGTTCCATAAATATGACCCGTAGGAACTCTTTTTCCGTCAATCATACAAGAAAGCTCTTCGTGAGCATGTCTGTATCTGTGCATAATCCATGACAAATCTACAACTGCAATTTTATTCATATTTCCTCTTATCTGCTCTGAATTTCAATCTGATAATCGCTTCTTGTCCAACCACCAGAACCAGTTATTCCAATAACTTTATAACATTCAATACTTTTCCAAAAATATTTTTCATTTTCCGACATTGTTTCTTCTTTTATTTTTCCATACGCATATTCAAAATGATGTGCCCCATAGCCCTCATTATTTTTATTGATATTGGTTTTTATACCAATATATCCCCATTCAGTTTCATTACTTAAAATTTGTTGAATTACATTTCTAACAAATACATCATCATCTAATTTCAAAATATATTCTGAAGTACAATCCAAGCCTTGTTTTCCATATCCTGTAATTTCAAAAGCTTTATTCATTCTAACCTCTTAATAAAATTATAAGAAAATCCCTGACAAGATTTCTCTCATCAGGGACTTCTTTTTAAGCAGCCATCAAGATTTTCTGACTTGCTTCAAGAATTGGATTTCCTACAAAGAACTGATTCATTTTATTTTCTTTGTATGTAGAAGTCTGTCTGAAAGGTAAAGCATTTGAGACGTAGTCAGCAACCGCGTTGTATAAGCCCCAGGCATTTCCTTTGAAGTTCTGAAGGTCATCTTTTTCTGTATAAATTGTATGAATTCTTTCCACAATTAATTCCTTATTCTTCTCACACTGGCCTTTGATATAATCTGCATTGAATAAAGCTCTGAAGAACTTTTCTTCATTAATTTTCTTCGCAGCCATCTTCTCAGCAAAGTCTTCCATAGAATCCATGTACTTTACGGCGAGTCCAAGAGATTCTTTTGCCTGCTGCTTCTTGCTTTCAATGTTCAATGTATGTCGACAATACCAAGTTCTTTGTGCTCCAGAAATTGCAGCCTGAAGAGTATTATTGCAAACAACTCTTACATTTGTAATTCCCGCCATAAAAGCTGAAGTTCCATCATGAGAGTTGGTGAAGAAAATATAATTTTCAACATCATCTCCAAGAAGATTCTTGTCAGGAAGTCTTACAAGCAAGAAAATCTTTTTCCCATTGAAAAGACTTCCAGCAGTTTCGTAGTGACATTCAACTTCGTTGTTTCCAATAATATCATCTACGAAATCAAAAGCTTCAGAATTCTGTACAATCTTGTAACGGTTCTTCACTACACCAAGTGGAAGATTCACATCTGTTCTAATATTTGCAAAGTGTCCAGGAATTTCTATTCCATTTGCAGATATTGGGAACTGCTCAACCTTCCAATCAAGATGAGCCATTTTAATTGCATCTTCTGAAGTTGGAGCATCCTCAACTACAGTTCCAATTCCGTGCCAAGGTCTTTCCTTAGCTGAAACCATCCAATCATAATTCATAAGTCCATGCATAATTTTCTCCTTCCAGATTTTTGAAGAGAATCTGGAAACTCAAAATTTTATTTGTTATCAATAACAGCTTTTACTGTTTCCAAATGAAGGTATGTTCTCCTGTTATTTCTCAACTGGAAACAAACTCTTCCCATCTTTACAACTTTGTAGATTCTTTCGCCTTTGTACAGGATATAGTTTTTCATAGTTTACTCCTTGTAGGTGGTTCTTTTTCTCACCTACATTTATCATTATAAACTCTATTTTAATTTATGTAAAGTATTTTTTATAAAAAAATAAATTTTTTTCAAATATTTTTCTTAATTTTATTTAATGATGAAATTATATGGGAATAGATGATTGAATCGCATACACAGCTGTTTTCGGTCGTTTAAGCGATATTTTTTGCTTTCTTATATTCTTCAAGTATTAATTTACTGAATTCAAGTTCTTTAGTAGATTCAAACAAATCTTCATCTTCATCATTGAGAACTCTTTTCAAATCTTTATTTCTTTTGTTCAAAACTTCCATTATTTGTTCATCTATTGTATTTTCCATTATAAGATAATAAGCCAAAACTGAATCAGCTTTCTGTCCGATTCTGTGGCATCTATCCTCCGCCTGCTCCATTCCTGGAGCTGTACTTCCAAACTCCATGAAAGCTACTGCCTTTGAAGCAGTTAATGTCAAACCTACTCCGGCACTCTTAATATTTCCTATGAACAATTTTATTTTAGAATCTTCCTGGAATTTATCAACCATTTTCTGTCTTTCTTTTACAGCAGTTGCACCAGTTACTGAAACACATTCTCCTTTGAATTCTTCTTCAAGAATTTTACAAGCTTCCTGATGCCAAATGAAGACTACTAATTTGTCATTTATTTCAAGGTACTCTTTTATCCAAGTTAACATTGAATTTAATTTTGCCTTAAATGAAGCCTGCTTGAGAGCTTCTATTTTGTTTAATGCATTCTTTTCTTTATTTGTGATTGCGAGTTCAAGTTCACTGTCAATGTCATCATAAATCTTCCTATCAGCAGCACTCACTTTCATAGGAATTACTGACCTGATTTTTGGTGGTAAATCCTTCAAAACATCTTTCTTGAATCTTCTTATCATGAATGTACTGATTACTTCATGAAGTTCTTTTGCATTACTTAGTCCTTCATATTTCCAGCCCCAATAGGTTTTCACAGGGTCACAATATCTCATCTTGTATTTATATTCATTGTTAAAATATTTTGGATTAAGAATATGAAGACACGGGTAAAATTGCAAAGTTTTTGTCTCATACGGTGTTCCGGAAATCATTATTTTCTTAGCTTCTGGAAGTGCGAAACAAATTTGATTCGTAGCTCTGGTTCGTATAGTATCTATTCCAGAGATATATTGAACTTCATCACCAATTATTGTTTTGAATCCTAATTTCACTAGTTCATCACACCAACCATCTACCTTTATGACAAAATTTCTATACTTAGTATTTAATCCAAAAAGTTTATTTTGAAGACCGTGTCTTTGATATGGGTCTACCTTTTTAATTTGTTCTTTCAGCTGCTTTATTTCTTCCTTTAATTCCAATTTATGTTTTTTATCTTCAGGGTTATCTGTTCCAAGAATGTCATAATTTATTATAAAAACAGGGTATTTTTCAAGAAATTCTTTTGAGAGTTTCTCTGCCTTTCTGCCTTCAATTACATAAGCATCTTTTCCAGTCCAACGTTTTATTTCTTTTCTCCAGTTTTCTTTCAAACTTGCAGGAGAAATTACAAGTGCGGGAAAGCTCTCTTTTTTCCAATGAAGATAACTTGAAGCCTGCGGTGTTTTTCCAAGCCCCATTTCGTCAGCTAGAAGTATATTGTCATCGGCGTGAAGCATCATCTTCACACCTTCTTTCTGAAAAGGATAAAGTTCAAATTTTCCATCTACAGATTTGAAATCAATTTCTGTTTTCTTTTTCTTGAGAAATATTTTTGCAGATTCATCAAAAGGATAGCCAAGTTCAAATAATTTTCTTGCATTATTTTTTGTTGGAGACAAAGCTACTGAATTTATGTCAGGAAAATATTCGAAGTCATTACTTTCTTTTCCGAGTTCCAAAACTGCTTTATAATTCTTGCTCCTAGTCAATGAAACTACGAGCCTTTCACCATCAAAAATAACCATATAGATATTATAAGATATTAAGTTAAAATTAAAAACCCTTTAGTCAAGTGACACTCAACTAAAGGGCAAGGAGTAAACTTTTAACAATATAAAGTCCAGCCAATTTCATTCCAGAAATCTTTACAATCATTCCAGACTACTTCGGCATATTTTCTATTCCAACTAAATTGTCTCATAACCATAGTCAAACAAGGTTTTACTTTTCCCTTGAATTCCCATGTACGACCAACCAACCATTCAATAAGTTTGTAAGAATCTCCTTCAAGCTTCTCTTTCGCAAGTTCGAGAAGGTCTTTCATAGTTGGAGATATTTCCATTGATTCAATACTTTTTTCTGCAAGCTCAGTCAAAGGACTGAACTGAATGACACTTTTTCCATTGTTTGTTTTTGCAGTGTAGTTACCATCTTTGTCATAATAAGCATATTCATAAAGGCGGTTCAAAGCTAAATAAAAGATAGTTGAAAAACTTGATTTTGAAACATCATATTTTTCAAGTATATTACAATAAATCAAAGCTCCGTATGCCTGAAGCTCTTCAAAATCAACTCCAGTTTTCTTAGATACTTCCCAAGCCTTCTTGTCAATCATCTTGATATAATTTTCAAATTTTACTTCTTTCATTTTAATTACTCTCCCATAATAAATTTGAATTTACATTCTTTAATTTTATTCATAATGAGTTTGTCTAACTCTCCGAAAGTGATATTTTTCCACTTCCATTCTGGTAATGTTTCTTTTAATTCTTTCTCAACGATTTTAGTCACTTTTATATAAATTTCTTCCCTCTTCTTGTCACTCAAATCCTTATAAGTGATGATAATTTCTTCCATAATTTACTCCTTGTCGGTTTTTAATGAGAACCGACAAACTCAAATATTTTTATTTAAATTCCAATTCGCACTTTTCAGAATTCCAAACACTTGGTCTCATCTTACAAACATTTTTATCGTTATAATCTCTAGTATGATTGAGATTAATAAAATAAAAATTCTTTCTCCATTTACCAATTGTATCTTTTTTCTGAACATTGTATTTCAAAACTGAACCGCTTTCTGAAGTACAATAAATATACTTGTCAGTAATTCTTGTAACCTTACCATTTTCGCCAAGAACACTTATTCCTGAACCACAATGGCCAATAAAACAGTCACTTCCAATTTTAACTGTTTCATCATGGGAACCTCTAAAATCATGAAATCTTAATGTAATAGATTTTAATTCTTTCATAGTTTACTCCTTGTAGGTTGTTCTTTTTCTTACCTACATTTATCATTATAAACTATGTTATAATTTATGTAAAGCACTTTTTATAAATTTTTTAATTTTTTTGATTATTTTCTTAGTATTTTATTTTAATAGTGAAATTATATGAATATAGTCTAACAAATCGCTCCAGCGTAAGGCATCGGTCGCATGGAGCATATTTATTAGTTTCTCTCAATTACTCTTGAGATTCCTTTGTCATTCTTTTTTACTTCAAACACTTTATCGGCTACTTCAATAAACTCTGGTATGTGTGTAACCATCAAAATTTGAAGATTCATTTTCTTGGAAAGAGTTTTGAGAATTTCTCCAGCTCTTTCCTGAAGGTCCCTCGAAATAAACTTAAACGGTTCATCCAAGATTATCAAATTATCAGTTCCACTTTCCAAAGCAAATGCTGCAATTCTCAAAGCAAAACAGGTTAAATCTACAACACCGCCGCCGCTGGCTTCCATAGGGTCAATTGTTTGGCCAGTTCTTTTATCCTGAAAAACCAATTCAGCTTCAGTTTTACCACGGCTCACTTCAAAGTTCATCTGAAACAAATACTCATCAGGAAATACGGATTCAAGAGCTAAGTTCACAATGTCTTCAATTTGAAACTTCAATTTTTCCTGTGTACTCTGAGCAACCGATTGAAGAAATACTTGAGCCTCTTCAATGAGTTTTAATTTCTTCTCAGAATATTTCTTCAAATCTTTTGTTTCCTGAAGCTGCTTCTGAATCTGACTTTTTACACCTTTTGACTGATTAAAAAGTTTTTCTATTTTTTCAAACTTCATATTTATGCCTCAAGTTCTTCTTCAATCTGGTCCCAATCCTGAGATTCTTCCAATTCATTCATCAATTTTTCTTTTCGACTTTCATTTTTATTGAATTCAGTTTCCAACTCTTTCAATTTGTCTTTAGCTTCTTCAAGAGTTTCAAAACCATATTTCTTTTTCCATTCAGATTTGATACTGTCCTTTACTCCCTGAGATTTTGCCTTTTCAACTTCAGCTCTCTGAATAAGGTCTTTAATATTTTCAAATTCACTAGTCTTCATCTTTTATCTCCTTTATATCTTCTTCGCAGAATGAATTTATAAATAATGCTCCTGAGATTACTCCAAGAATATTATTCATTGTCCTATATTTACAATACAAATACGACAACTTGTGATTAATTAAATCTTCAGTTGTTATCATCTCAATTGGTTTTTTAATCTTCTTTTCGATTTCAGATTTGATTCTGTAGCTCTCCGCCATAGCGGCTGTTACATCAAGTCCAAAAATCTTTCTGAGAAGTTTATTTGTATATTTGTAAATCTTCTCATAATATCTTTCTAAAACTTTCATTTTACGCTCCCATAAGTTCCTCGATTGTTTCTTTAAGTTCTTTTGATAAGTCTGAAGAAAGCATTGCATTTCGTACATTCTCTGCATAATCCAGTGAAACACTTTCGACTTCATCAACTTTATTTGCAAATGCCTCAATTCTTTCTTCTTTCTCTTTTTCTCTCAAGATATAAGAATCATCAATGAACTCTTCTGAATCTATTATAAGATTGAACTCAACTGTATTTGTATCTGTATCAACATAATAAAATCCAGGGTTATAATTTTTGAAATCAACAGCCTGTCTCAACAAGCAACCGGGATTCACAACGTGTCTTCCATTTTTCTCATAGTGGAAATTCTTGTGCATATCTCCGGTGAATACCCATTTTGCTGAAGGATATTCTTCAAGTAAATCTTTAGCAGTCATTGCATCTACATTCGGTGGAAGGCTTTTCATATCTGGAAAACAAAGAACGTGTTTGAAAATTATTTCTGCATCTTTAGTTTCTCCATCAAAGTTTTCAGCTGAAACATCCATTATTTCAATGTTTAAAAAATAATCTTTTATTTCTTCAATACCGTCTGACTGTAAGAGAATACCAACAGCTGACCTGTCAAGATTCTCAGAGCTATGGAACGGCAAATCGTGGTTTCCCGCGAGAATATACAAACCATTGTCCAACTTCTTCGCCATCTTCTGAATCATCTGAATACAATAAAAGTTTGTTTCACCCAATGAATGAAAGATATCTCCAACTACAAAAACAGGACAATGGTTTTTATTTGCAAAAACTCTTATTTGCTTCAAAGCTCTTTCCTGAGTTTTGTACCAATTTTCATCTTTTCTACATCTAGGTAAATTTGACCTAATGTGCCAATCTGCAGTTATTACGCACTTCACTTTGACACCTCCCATCTTGTTCCAGTTCCTTTGTAAAGCTTCTTCAAAATCTTTTCATCTTTCAAAGAATAACTACAAATAACAGAATCATCATAAGGTGGAGTTTTTAACAATTCACTCAAACTCTTTTTAGGAAGAGAACAACCAACAGAGCCATTTTCAAAAGTTCTCTGAATTACAAAAACCACATCGGGGTCATGTTCGATGAATAAATCTGGTCTGAATGAAAGTAATGCTCCTGCCAAAGTTATCGCACTTCTTTGTAAACTTGAAAGGTCATCCAGATTTACATCTTTATATTCATAAAATCCACTTTCCTTAATTGCGGCAATCAATTCTTCATCTCTGCTCATTTCAGTTCTCCTCTACACACTTTCCATCTTTCATCTTTGCCCCACAGAATGGACAAATTGAAGGAAGTTGTTTTGTTAATTCTTTTATATTTTCTGTACAACCTAAAATT